TAAACCATTTGGTGATGAAAGTTTTGAAGAAATGTTATTAAAGTTTGGTTATGTACCAGACAAGAAAAAAGTGCAATCTTTATAGGTTGCATAGAGTAGATATACCTAGTATTGCATTGCGAAGTTTAGAGACCTATTACGAGGGACATATAAGACAATACATATAGGGAGTGAAAGTTCGTATTTGATAGGTCAGGAACGACTAACTCTATATCTATTCTATGGTGTCTATAAGGCACTATTGACCCCCATTTAACGCTATCCTTATGGGTAGCGTAGAGTAGATATATGGTCGAGTTCGAATAAGACCACCTCAACCTCTGGAGTCTAGAACAAGTTGAAAATATCTATTCTACGGTACTTGTAAGTGCCAAATGGGATTGGGTGCTATATGCACAATCGAAAAGGGTGAAGAGCCCTTTTATATCGCAGAGTAGAGAAGGAGTATCTCACTTGCCCCCTTAGCAAGAGGACGGTGGTGCAAGTCCACCCTCTGCAACCATAGGAGTGAAATATGGATTTAGATTTAAGAATAACAGAGAAACAAAACCTATTTATCCACTCCGAAGCATTTGAAACATTGTTCGGAGGTGCTGCTGGTGGTGGTAAATCTTTTGGACAATTAGTTGATGCTTTAATTTATGCTCTGACGTATGAAAAAAGTAAGCAGATTATTTTCCGTAGGACGTTCCCAGACCTAGAAAGGTCTATTATAAGAACCTCTATGGAACTCTATCCAAGAGAAATAGCGTCATATAACTCGTCTAAGCACACTTGGACGTTTCAAAATGGTTCTATTATTGATTTTGGGTATATTGATAACGAAAATGATGTTTATCAATATCAATCTGCTGAATATGACGTCATTCGTTTTGATGAGTTGACTCATTTTACCGAATATATGTACGTTTATATGATTTCAAGATGTCGTGGTGCTAATGGATACCCTAAACGCATCAAGAGTTCTACCAATCCAGGTGGTGTAGGTCATGTATGGGTTAAAGAAAGATTTATAGATATTGGAAAATATGGTGAAATACATGAGTGTCGCCTAGAAACAGGAGAAACACAAACACGTTTATTTATACCAAGTTTTGTAACAGATAATAAGTTTTTAATGGAAAAAGACCCAGATTATGTTAAAAGATTGGATGCATTACCAGAAAAAGAGCGTAGAGCATTAAAAGAAGGTAATTGGGACATATTTGATGGTCAATACTTCAAAGATTTTGACCGTTCTGTAAATGTTGTTGAGCCATTTATGATACCAGATGAGTGGGATAAATACCGTGCATTAGACTACGGTCTTGATATGCTTGCCTGTTATTGGATAGCAGTAGATGATAAAGGTAATGAGTTCTGTTATAAAGAACTATATGAGCCAGATTTAATCATTTCAGATGCTGCTAGACGTATTTTAGAGGTAACAGGAGACGATAAAATCAAAATAACGTACGCTCCACCTGATTTATGGAACCGTAGAAATGATACAGGTAAAAGTGCATATGATATTTTTAGGGAAAATGGTGTGATATTAACAAAATCGTCTAATAATCGTGTTTTAGGGTGGTATTCAGTACAAGAACACCTAAAAATAGAAGAAAAAAATGATGAACAAACAGGAGAAAAGATAAAAACGTCAAAATTACGTATATTTGACACTTGTAGACATCTTTTAAGAACACTTCCTGTTATTCAAAGGGATGAAAAGAACCCAAATGACGTAGCAAAAGAACCACATGAACTAACACATGCTCCAGATGCATTGAGAGCATTTTGTATTGAGCGTACTAAGGCTACTAAAATAATGAGTGAAGAAGAACTTTTATATGAAGAGTCACAAAAACAACGTAGAAAATTAGGAATTTTAGGAATTGCAGGAGCAACTGCTACAAAAAGTTATATGAAATATGGAGGGTAATATGGAATATATAATTTTAATAGTTTTATTGGTAATTGTAGGATGCGAATTCTATGAAATTAACCAAAAATACAAAGAAAGAGAAAAAAAAGTAGAAAAAAAGGTCGAAAAACCAAAACTTTCTAAAGAAGAGCAAAAAAAGCAAGAAGAATTAAGAAAAAATTTTCAAGAATTAATGGATTATGACTATGAAAAAGCATTAAAAAGGAAGTGATTTAGAGGAATACAGAAGATTGGAACTTATATGAGGCTGGATTAAAGTACAATCAAAACTTATATGGTAGTGATAAAAACTATTATGATGTAATTGATACAAATACAGCATTTGCAAGTGGAGACCAATGGAGAAATGTTCAAGCAGATGGGCTTCCAAAACCAGTTTTTAACATAATAAAAAGAGTAAAACAGTTCAAAATTGCATCCTTAAAGAGTGATGCTATATCAATAACAATGACACCTATGGAATATAGACCAAATACAAACGATTTATCAATGCAAAATAAGGTAAAAAACTCAGATTTAGCAAATGCAGAGTTAAAAAACATACTAGAAAACGTTGGATTTGACGCAAAAAGTCGTACTTTACTATCTGATGGATTTGATACAGGAGATTTTTGTTTGCATTGGTACTTTGATATGGATGAGCAACCATTCAAACAATATAGACCAGATGTAAAAGGTGTAATCAAATGTGAAATTATTGACTCAACTAATGTAATGTTTGGAAATCCTAACACTCGTTATGTTGAAAAACAACCATATTTGATATTAGTAGGAAGAGATTTAGTTTCTAAACTAAAAGAAGAAGCAAAATTAAATAAACAAAATCCAGATTTAGTAAAACAAGACTCAGAAACTGCTTATCAAGTAGGAGATAATGGAAAACTAGAAAATGATGCAAAAGGATATGAAAAAGCACTTTACATCATAAAATATTACAAAAAAGATGGAAAAGTTTATGCAAATAAATCAGTTCAAGGAACTTATATTTATAAAGAACGTGATACAGGATATACTTACTATCCAGTTTGCTTCAATAACTGGGAAGAAGTAAAAGGAACATATCACGGTAGAGCAGAAACAACAGGAATTATACCTAACCAAATTGCAATAAATAAAATGTTTGCTATGGTAATCTATCATTTGATGCTTACAGCCTTTCCTACAGGTGTTTATGATGCAGACCGTATAGAAGGATGGACAAACGAAATTGGGGCTCAAATCCCAGTTACAAACCTTCAAGGCGACTCTATTAGAAACATTGCAGGATACTTAGAACCAGCACAAATGAGTTCACAAATAGTAGATGCTATAGAAAGAGCAATGCAATACACTAAAGAAACACTAGGAGTAGGAGATGCTTCTTTAGGAAACGTAACAATGAACAATGCAACTGCTATCATAGCAATACAAAAGAGTGCTGCTGTGCCACTAGAGAATGTAAAGGCTGCCTTTTATGAGTTTGTAAAAGACTGTGGTAGAGTTATAATAGATATGATGGCTACAAATTATGGAATAAGACCAGTTGTAGTAACAGGACCTAATAATGAAAGAACAGTTGAAGATTTTGACTTTTCTATATTAAAAGGAATGTGGATAAATATTAAGACAGATATTGGAAATGCATCTTACTTCTCAGAAGTAGCATCAGTACAAACTCTTGATAACTTACTTAATAATGGATTTATTGATTTTGTAGAGTATTTAAAACGTATTCCAGACTCAATTATTCCAAATAAGCAAGAGTTGATTACTTCAATAGAACAACAAGACTTATATAAACAAGCACTTTATAATTTAATGGGTCAATTTATGGATACATTAGACCCTGTAACAAGAGCAAGTTTAACACAACTAGCACCAGAGCAATTAGAAAAGACTGTTTTACAAATGATGGGTGCTTTAGAAGGAAATGGATATAATACAGTAGAAGATGCTGAAAATCCATTACCAACACAAGAAGAGTTGTCAAGCACACTTCAAACAGGGGAACAAGGTCAAATACCTTTAATGCAACCTGGAGTTAACGTTGGAAGAAATTCAGCCGAAAAAATGGCTCAATTGCAAGAAATTGGTGGAAACCAATTATAACTACCTTATAGGTAGTTACCTACTGCTAATTTAATGCTCCTTTATTGGCAGTAGGTAAGTACTTATAAGAGTACTATGGGCTACCATACCCAAAGGAGGATTTATTAATGGAAAATGAAGAAATTGTTGAAAGTATACCAACTGAAACAACGGACTCAGATAACGACTTTTTTTCAGAAGTAGACGAAGAAGTAATCAAAGAAGAAAATGAAGGAAGTCAAGAAACATCTAAAGAAGATACAAATGAGGATAGCAAACCAAGCGAAACTCAAGATGATAATTCTAAAGATGAAGTAGATTATAAGCCTTTATTAGATGCTTTATCTGGAAAGATTAAGTATAATAAAGAAGAAGTAAAGGTAGAGTCTATCGAAGATTTAGTTGAAAAATACCAAAAGGGACTAAATTACGATAAGAAACTACAAGAACTTGAAAATCTACAAAATAGCAAACTTGAAAAGTATGCTAAAACAAAGGCAGATGAATTAGGTATCACTGTTGATGAATATATGGATAGGGTTGAAGCGTATGAAAAAGAGCAAGAAAGAGCCAAAGAGCAAGACCGTATTACAGAAATGATGAACAATGGAGTACCTGAGGACATTGCTAAAGAAGTAATTGCTGGAGCACAAATAAGAAACCAATTACAAAAAGAACTAAACGAACTAAAAGCAGAAAGAGAGGCTTCTAAAAAAGAGGCTGAAAAAAATCAAGAATATCAGAATTTTTTAAAGGAATTTCCTGAAGTAAAACCAGATGAAATACCAAAAGAAGTTTTTGAAGATGCTGAAAACAGTTCGCTAAGCAATGCTTATATGAAATGGAAGTTGAAAGACTTAGAAAATAAACTAAGTGTTGCAAAAACAAACGAAAAAAACTTAAAAACAACAGTAGGTGGAATAACAGAGTCAGGACCTACAGGCTCAAAAAAAGAAACAGACCCATTCTTAGATGGATTTATCAATGGGTAAAAAAGAAAGGAATGATTTAAAGGGCAGTTAATCTAGCCGAAAAATATGAAAAGAAAGTAGATGAAGCGTTTAAAAAAGCATCATTTACAGCACCATTAGTAAACAACGATTATAATTTTGATGGAGTAGATACAATTCATGTATATCGTATTCCAACTGTAGCATTAAATGACTACACAAGAAGTGGAACTTCACGTTACGGAACTCCAAACGAGTTACAAGACTATGAAGACACTTATGTATTAAAGACTGATAAGTCATTTACATTCACTATTGATAAAGGAAATAACCAAGACCAAATGAATGTAAAAGATGCAGGACGTGCTTTAAAGAGAGAAATCGACCAAGTAATCGTACCAGCACAAGACAAACAAGTATTAGCAGAAATTGCTGCTGCTGCTGTTGCTAATTCTAACTATGGAACAGGAGCAATCACTAAGGCTAATGCTTATGAAAAATTCTTAGATGGACAAGAAGCATTAGATAACAAATTAGTACCAACAGATGGTCGTATTGCTGTTGTTAATACTTCATTCTACAAAGCAATTAAACAAGACTCATCATTCACTAAAACAGGTGATATGGCAACTAAATTATCTTATAAAGGTGTAGTAGGAGAAATTGATGGAGTACCAGTAATCAAAGTACCTAGTTCTTATTTACCAGGTAACACTGAATTCATTATCACTCACCCAATTGCAACAATTAACCCTAAAAAGTTAACTGATTACAAAATTCATAGAGACCCACCAGGAATTAATGGTAACTTAGTTGAAGGACGTGTTCGTTACGATACTTTCGTTCTTGAAGGAAAGAAAGACGCAATTTACGCACACTTCACATCTTATTCAGGATAGACTCGGAAGAGTTTATCTCTTGACAAAAGGAGTTCTTTTTAGGAACTCTTTTTTTGAGGAGGTAAAATATGACTGGAGAACAAGTATTTACAATAACAATGGCATTAATTGACGAAATGTTAGCATCTGGACAATTAGATGGAGAAACAACTGCTGAATATAGAGCAAAAGCACCATCTATACTTACAATGTTGCAAAACGAGATTGTAGGAATAGAAAATCGTTATAGAAGACAAGAAGACTATATTTTTCCTGTTGCAATAGAGAGTTTAGACCAAACATTTCAAATTGATGACATAAAGGTTAGTAATTTATTAACAAACGGACTAGCAGCACATTTAATGTTGCATGAGGATAAAGCATTAGCAAACTTTTTTGAAGCAAGATATGAAGAAATGAAAGGTATGTACTTAAAACCAATACCTAGAAAACCAGAAACAAGAGAAGATGTTTATGACTCAACATTAAATTATTAGGAGGTGTTTGAAGGGCACAAGTAAATGTAGGAAAAACAGTTAAACCTGTAACAATTGATAAATTCTTAGGTCTTAACTTATCAAACACAGGAGATACACAAATAGAACTTGGTGAGTCAGGTAATATGGACAACTTCTACATAACAAATGATTATAAACTTAGAAAAATGTACGGATATAAGTCGTTTTATGATTTTGAAAATCCAATAGATGGAATGTATTCAACAAATCTAGGAGGGACAGAATACCTTTTAGTCGCTTGTAATGAAAAACTTTATTATTTTTTAAAAAGTGAATTAGAAGATGATTGGGAAAACATTGCAGGAGAAGGAGAAGACCCTGTATACGGAGTAGAACCTACCGAAATCGGAACAATAGGAAATGGTCCAGTATCTTTCTTTACTTTTGATAAAAAAGTTTATATTTTAAGTGGTAAATATCAAAGTTGGGATGGAACAACATTAAAAGAAGTAGAAGGATATGTACCTTTAGTATTTATTAATACACCTCCTGCAGGTGGTGGAGTTGTTTATGACGAAATAAATATGCTTACAGGAAAAAAACACCAAACTTTTAATGGAGATGGGTCATCAAAAGATTTTTACATAGCACAAAAAAGCGTAACATCAATAGATAAAGTATATGTTGATGGTGTTGAAAAAACACTAACTACAGATTATACAGTAGATACAACAAACGGAATTGTTTCATTTGACGTAGCACCACAACAAGCAATGGATAATGTAGATATTTATTGGACTTTAGATGATGGAGACCGTAAAATAATTGAAGGTATGAGATTTGGTACTGTATTTGGTGGAGATATAGACACAAGAGTATTTTTATATGGTAATTCAACTTACCAAAATAGAACTTATTATAGTGGACTTGAAGATGGTGTTCCTTCAGTAGAGTATTTCCCAGCAACAGCACAAGTTGATATTGGACCATCAAACTTTGCTTTAACTGACCTTACAAGACAATATGATAGACTTTTAGCAACAACAAATAGACCAGAAGCATACTACTTAACAATAGGAACAGAGACATTAACAATTACATTAAGCGATGCATCAACAACAACAAGATTAGTACCATCTGTCTCAACATTTCCGTTAAATGAAATTCATGGTAATGTAGCACCAGGTCAAGGTCAATTAATTGATAACTATCCAGTTACATTAGATAGAAATGCATTAATAATGTGGAAAGCAACAAATGTACGTGATGAACGTAATATGGAAGATATTTCACAAAAGATAAGATTAGACCTTATAAGACAAGATTTAAGCATTTATAAGACACTAGACCATCAATCAGAAAATCAATTGTGGTTTGGAAAAAATGGGACAATTTTCATTTATAATTACTTTAATAAAACTTATTCAAGAATAAAACCATTAGACGATATGGTAGAATTTTCAGATTTAGGAAACGCAGTATATTCAGGAACATATGAAGGAAAAATGATGCAATGGGGAGAACAATATGACACTTACAATGGAAAAATAATCAACGCCCATTGGGAAATGAGTTTTAGTGATTTTGATGTTGCATATTTAAGAAAGACGATGAACCGATTATGGGTTTTAATGCAACCACAAGCAAAATCAAGTGCAGATATAGGATTTGTTTCAAATAGAAGTGCATCACAATCAAAAAAACACATTGAATACAAAATACAACTTTTGAGTGACGTTAATTTTTCAGACTTTAGTTTTCAAATATCAACCAATCCACAACCTTTTAGATTAAAACTAAAGGCAAAGAAATTTACAAATTTAAAAATAACGATAGATAATACAGAACAAACAGACTGTACAATACTACAATTAGTATTAAAGGTAGAAAGTTTTGGAGAAAGTAAATAGGAGGATAAAGGGAAAAAGAATTTGAAAGAGAAGTACTTGATAGATTAAAAACAATAGAAGTTAAAATTGACGATTACAATAAAATAAAAGATAAATCAGAAGAAGCATTTGTAAAATCAAATCAAAACGAAAGAGACATACAAGAAATACAAGATAAGTTAAAATGGGTTACAAGAACAATAGCAGGAACAATAATAGGTACAGTAATTGCTGCTATATTGTTTGTAATAAAAATGATGTAGGAGGATTTATGAAAGAAAAATTAATAGGTTTATTAGGTGTTCGTTCTATTATTACCATTGCTCTTACTATAGTGTTATGTTGGGGTTTTATAGTAGGAAAAATCGAGTCTAAAGACTTCTTAGTATATGTAGCAATGGTATTTACGTTCTTCTTTAATAAAACCGACAAAGAAAAAGTACTAGAAAATAAAAAACAAGAAGAAACACACGGATTAGGATAGGAGGAATAATATGGCATTAACAAAATTTACAACAGCAGTAAATAACATTTCATCACTTTCGGACAAACCAAATGAAATAGATGGTTTAACATCTGCAGAATTAAAGGAAAGATTTGATAAATCAGGAACTGATTTAAAATCGTACATAAATGAAACATTAACAGAAGAATTAGATGATGCAATAGCAACAATTCCAGACACTTCAAACTTTGTTTTAACATCAGACTCAAGATTATCTAACTCAAGACAATGCAACAATTCATTTGATAATTGGACTACAGCAAGAGCAAATTTAAAGATAACTTATGGAACAACATTACCTGGAACTGCTGATAACGGTTCAATATTCTTACTATATAAGTAGGTGATTGAATGACAGTATTAGACCAATATAACATTGATAGTTGGAACTATTTACAAGTAGGATATGATTTACTATCGCAATCGTATAATGAAATAAAATATAGACGTTATATTACGTTACACGTTGCAGGACACGTATCTTGGAGTAATGCAGTAGCAAGATTTTATAACCCAAATGCTGAGAATTGGCTAGAATATACTTATTATGCTGGAGACCATACTTTACTTCAACAAGACGTAACACTAACTCCAACACCTGGTCAACAATATGTTGAGACAGTATCAGGAAACTTAGAGTCAGGATTTGTTAATTGGTATTTCTCACCAACTATAACATTCCCAGCAATGGAGGCACCTGTTTTAATTTCAAGTGTTGAAGGGACATCGTTAACATCTGATTTTAAAGCAACATTTACTCCAAAAAGTGGTAGTGGATACACATATTCTTTAGTGATAGGAAAAGACTCATATAAAGATACATTTAACAATTACACATCAGGAACTGTTGTTAAATTAAGTGACTCAACAATATCAAATATAAGACAAGCAGGGACAGATAAAGTAACATTAACAATAACTTTAAACACATATAAGAACGGAAATCTTATAGGAAATGACTCAAAAACATTAGAAGTAAGAAGTTATTCTGGAATTCATATTAAAATAAATGGTGTATGGAAAGAAGCAATACCTTATGTTAGGATAAATGGAGCGTGGAAAGAAGCAATACCATACATAAGAATAAATAATACATGGAAAGAAGGGATTTAAGGGCATCATACGAAGAAGATTTAAACAGACTTAAAACAGCACAAAGAGATGCTGCAATAGCAGGATTAGAAAACACAAGAAATCAAGCATTAAGTGATTTAGAAGCAGAAAGAGCATCAAATGCTTCTTTATATAATCAACAAAGGTCAACAGCAAATGCTCAAAATAGACTAAGTGCTAAAAATTTCCAAGAATATTTAGCACAAACAGGAAGAGCAAATTCAGGTTTATCAGCACAAGCAAGGATGCAAAATGCAAACAACCTAAATACTAATATAAATGCTTTAAATGTAGGAGAGGCTGCTGCTCTTGCTGATATAGGAAGAAGAACAACAAATGCACAAAATGCATATAATACAGGATTAGCAAGTGCAAATGCACAAATTGAAGCAGATTATATTCAAAACTTACTAAATGAGAGACAAAAAGAATGGGAAAGACAAATGCAAGAGAGACAACTACAAGAACAAATCAGACAATTTAATGAAAATATGGAATTGCAAAGACAACAATTATACTCTCGTTTTAGCAGTGGTAGTGGTGGTGGCGGTTCTACTGGAGGCTCTGGTGGTTCTGGTAGAACAAATTCAAATGATGTTCAAATCAGCAGTGTATCATCTCCTGCAAAATTCTCATCAGGAAATGCAGCAAGGTGGTATGTAAATAACGCTTCTGGATTAACATCAAAAAATCAACTTGATAATGCAATAGCACAAGGATTATCAAGTGGTTCAATAACAAAAGATGACGCAAATAGAATTTACGCAGTATATGGATTATAGGAGGTGTTTTTATGGCAAAAAGAATGACTGATGAAGAAATACGAGAGTTTATTAATAGCAAAAACATATCACAAGACTCTTATGTTGCTCCAACAGTAAAAACACACGTAGATACAAGAAACACTCAAACTGTACAACCAACAATTCAAACAGTAAAACCAACTGTTACAACGCAACCTACATTTAATCAATTTTCACAAACAAATTTTAATCAACCAAAAACATATACACAAGTATCAAATAAGCCAAGTTTTTTAGAAGGAGCAGGGTACATTGGAAATGCTGCTAAAACAGGTTTGGTAAGTGGTTTTACAGGAATACCAAATAGTGCGTTGCAAGAAACAGAAAGAGCATTAAAAAAAGGAGAAAACATAAAAAATACTGGTGATGTATTAAAACAAATTTTAAACTCTTTATCATCAGCATCAAATATTCAAAATCCATTTGCTTCATTTTTAAGCAATAGTGGCGAATATATTAATAATTTAAAAAATATATGGTCTGGTAATGAAAATACATTATCAAAATTAGTAAACACAGGTTTAGAAGCAACAAGCCAAGCAACTAAAGCCACAGGAACAGATTTAGGAAGATATGCTGATATGGTTTATCCATTTGTTGGAGCAGTTAATCCTAATTTGGATGAAAAAATATCACAGTTAAGGGGCGTTATTAATCAACCAGCACAACAAATGCAACAAGAATTACAACAAGAAGGGCAAAAATTTGGTGCAGGTATGAATATGCTTGCTAGTGGAGTACAATCTGCAACAAATATGGCACCTTCTTTATTAGCATCAGCAGCAACAGGAAACCCAGATATAGGTTTAACTGTAATGCTAAATAATGCAAGAGGTCAAGCAACAGAAGAAGCATTAAGAGAAGGCAAAAGCCTAGATGAGGCTTTAAAAATAGGTAATGCTAAAGGTTTAGTAGAATATGGAACTGAAAGAATGACTGGTGGTATTAACTTATTAGGCAAAGGTGCTTTAGATGATGTTGCTGAAAAATGGGTTAATGATAGCATAAAAGGTGGAGTTAAGAATTTCTTAGCAAAACAAGGATTAGCAGTTGGTGGAGAAATGCTAGAAGAAATCACATCTGACCTAGCAGGAACTTTAATAGATAAAGGAACAGTTGACCCTAACAAGACTTATACTTGGAACGATTTATTAAATACAATAGGTCCTACTGCAATTTCAACTATTTTAGTTAATGCATTAACAGGCGGATATGGAAGAAACGCATATAGACAAAATCTTGCCGAAATAACTCCTAACACTCAAACACAACTTAATGAAAAAATAGGTAAAAATGCTGATGTATTGAACTTGGGCAAATATACCCAGCAAAAGGCACAAAATACACCTCAAGAGACTCAAAAAGTAGAAACTAGACCAATTGCACAAGAAACACAAAAAGAGGCTCAAATGGCAAATAAAGAGGTTCAAAAACCATTAAAAGAAAATATTGAAAAATTAGGCAAAAAAGAGTATAATATAACTAATGAAACGGAGCGTGCAGAAAATGACTTTAGAACAATTCAAGAAGAAAGTAGAAGAAAACTTAATGACAAGAATTGGGGAGACTCAAACAAAGCAGTTGATGAAGACTTACGAGGAAGAATTAGAGGAACTTTATCAGAAGAAATTAAGCGTAGAGGCTACAGCAACAGCAATAATAATGGGGTATTAAAATTAGAGTCAAAAGGAAACTCTTTTAACTTATATAAAAATGTAGACCCTGAAACATTCCACGATATGTTTGAAATAGCAAGAACATATACTGATAATGGAGAATTAGTAGATTTACATCCTATTGAGACCAATGAAGACTCTATCGGATACAATGAAATGAATAATTACATTTCTGACGATGGTATGCAAGGATTTTCTATTACAAAAGATGGGGATGTTGTATCAGTATTTAATGCCGACCCTTCAAGAAAAGGATTTTTAAGGTCTGCAATTAACGAAATTAACAAAAACGGAAAAACATTAGATTGTTACAATTCATCAAAACAAAGATTAGACGAGATATACTCTAAAGTTTTTGGATGGAAAGTAGCATCTGTTATGGACCATAATATAGATTATGACCATGACAACATTGCAAAAAACCATAATAATCCACCTGTTTCATTTATGATTAATCCAAATCAATTAAAAAGTGATGTAACAGATGCAGATTTAAACAAAAAATTCGGAAAAGACCAATACGATGAAGCAGTTGCCTATAGAAATTCATTAATGAAGGACGGAGAAGGCAATAAAAACGATTTTGAATTTGGAAAAGATGGATATTTTGTAAAAATGAAAGAAAAAACACCAGAAAAAGGTGTTAAATTAAAAGAAAAAGACGGAAAATACACAAGAGAAGACGTTGTAAAAACAGCAGAACAGGCAAAAAAACAGTTTGAAAATAAGACTTTAACCAATAAAAAAGGTAAAAAAATATCAAATTTTTACTCAAATATTACTGAAAAATCACAATTTATAGAACCAGAAACAAGGGAAAAGTTAAAAACTGAAGATGATATAAAATACTATAAAGATGTGACAAATGAACAAGCCTTAAATGAGGCTGTAGATAAAATAGGAACAACTCCAGCAAGTCAAAGTAAGGCTTTGCATGAGTTTTTAAATAAACAAGACCAATTCACAGCAACAGATATGGCAGAAGGTTGGGTATTTTTAAAACAATATCAAGATGCTGGAAACTATGATGCTATGGCACAAGTTGCTAAAAAAATGCGTGAAATGGGTACTAAATCAGGACAAGCAATTCAAATGTTAGCATTAGAAGCAAGATTAACACCTGAAGGTATGTATAGATTTGCTGTCAATGAACTAGCAGAAGCAGAACAAAAGTTCAATAGCGAAAAAGGTAGAAAGCAAAGTGAAATTGATAGATATAGAGACAATTTCCAATTAACTCCAGAAGAAACCGATTTTATAAAAACACAAATGGAAAAAGTTCAAAATATGGAACCTGGTAGAGAAAGAGACATTGAGGTTGCTAAAATAAACAAAATGTTGTCTGATAAACTACCACATGAAAAAGGTCGTTCATTAAAGGCTTGGATGAGACTTTCGATGTTGTTTAACCCAAAAACACAAGTAAGAAACGTAATGGGCAATGCTTTAATTACACCAGTAAATGCTTTAGCAGATATAACTGCTGGACTTACTGATAGATATGTTTCGAAGAAAACTGGTGTTAGAACAATTGGAGGACCTTCGTTGGGAGGTTTTGCAGCATACGGAAAAGGAGCATTAAAAGGATTAAAACAAGCAACACAAGACTATAGATTAGGTCTTGATACAAAGAATTTAAACCAAAACAGATTTGATATTGGACAAGGTAAAGCATTTAATGAGCAACATAAAGGACCATTTAAAAATGTTAGAAACGCAGTTGCAAAAGGATTAAATGCTACAAACGATTTATTAGGTTATGTAATGGACGCTGGAGATAGAATGTTCTATCAAGGAAGTGTTGAAAATTCTTTATATAATCAACAAAAACTAAACAACACAAATGAAGTAACACAAGAAATGGCAGATATTGCTGTAAACGAAGGATTACAAAGAACTTGGAACGATGATAATCAATTTACTCAAGCAGTATTAAATATTCGTAGGGCAATAAATGATATTGGTGGATTAATGCACATAAAGATAGGAGAATATGGTTTAGGAGACCTTATGATACCATTTGCAAAGACACCAGCAAACTTAACAAAAGCAATAGTAGATTACTCTCCAGTAGGATTTTTAAATGCTGTAACTGAAGGAAAAAACTTAAAAAGAGCAATAGCAACAGGAAACTATACAATGCAACAACAACATGATTTTGCTCAAACATTAGGAAAGGCAACTGCTGGTAGTCTTTTATATGCTTTAGGTATTGCGTTAGCAAAAGCAAAAATAACATCAGGTAGTGGTGATGAAGATAAAGACCTTAAAAACTTTATGAGATACAATCTTGGTATTCAACCTTATTCAATAAAAATTGGTGATAAATCATTTACATATGATTGGGCACAACCAGTTGCTGCTCCACTTGCAATAACAGCAGACATTGAAAAAGGTATAACTGAAAATATGACACCTGCACAAGCAATACAACAATTCTTGACAACAGGATTTAATGTATTGAGTGAGCAATCATTCCTATCTGGAGTAAATGAAGTTTTGAATGATAATGATGGTTTATTACATGGAATAGAACAACAAGTACTTAATATGCCAGCAACTGCTGTACCAACATTATTAAAACAATTTACTGACTTAATAGACCCAACAAAGAGACAAACATATTCAAAAGAAGGAATGACAGAGCAAACTAAAAAGTATGCAATGTCTAAGATACCAACCGAAAGTAAAAAACTAGCACCTCAAGTTGATGTACTAGGAAATGAAATTCAAAAATATGGTGGAGATAATAATGCATTTAATGTATTTTTAAACCCAGCAAATACTGAAAAAGGTAAAACAAGCGATGTTTCAGAAGAAATTTACGCATTATATGAGGCAACAGGAGACAAAAATATAATTCCACGTAAAGTTGATTATTCTATTACATTAAACGGAAAGAAAAAGATTTTAACAACCGAAGAAATGGCACAATGGCAAAAAGCATCAGGACAATATGTAACTGAAAATGTAAGAAAAGCAATGAATAACATCGATTATCAAAAAATGTCTGACAAAGATAAGGCAGCAGTAATTAATAAAATAGTAAATTACTCATTTATGAAGGCAAAATCAGAGACATTTGGAACAAGTTTATCTTCATATTATAGTGGAGTATCAAAAGCAGAAAAAAAAGGAATACCAATGTATGATTATTATATAAATAATGTAAAGAAAGGGTGATTAAAGGATACGAAGAAATCAAGTTACTATGGACGTAGAAATGGTAAGGCGTGATACTGGTGTTTTACCAATAAGACCAAAAATAAAATCAACAGGAGATTATCTTTTAATTGATGGTTCAACACTTTATTTCACATTAAGAAAATTAAAAGATAAAGCAATTGTTTTACAAAAATCAACTACAGATTTTGAAGATGGATGGGGGTCCATCTCTATTGAGTCTAACGATACTGAAAACCTAGAACCAGGTACATATATTTATGATATGGTAGTTGTTAGAGAAGATGGAACAAGAGATACATTAATTCCACAAGGAAGAGACTCACTTTATTTTGTAATCAAAGAGGGGGTTAAACAAGGGAATTAGAGTTAGAAAACACATCAAGTGAAAAACAAAATTATATTGAAATAGAATTACAGGGTGGAACAAGAGGTTTACAAGGACCAGAAGGACCAAAAGGGCAAGATGGAAACACATATGACCCTCAAATAGGAAATACAACAACATTACCACCAGGAGAACAAGCAACAGCATCTTTAAATATTGATTATGAACACAATATTGCTTATTACAACTTCGGAATACCAAAAGGAGAAAAAGGAGACAAGGGGGACATTGGTGATGTAGATGTTGTTACTTTTGATGTTGTAGATGGGAAATTAGTTATGTATGCGACACGAGAACACAACTACACATTTCAGTTAAATGATAACAAATTGGAGGTGGTTTATTAATGGCTGAACCAATAACACAGATACTAGGAATAGTATCAATAAAAAATAAAGGAGAATATGACTCCGATACAAATTATGAAAAACTTAATGTTGTAACATATCAAGGCAGTTCTTATTGTGCAAAAACATCAGTTCAGGGTGTTTTGCCAACAGACACCGACTATTGGGATTTATTGGCAGAAAAAGGAGATAAAGGAGACCCTGGAGACACTCCTGTAAAAGGTGTTGATTATTATACTGTTGCAGATAAACTTGAATTAGAAAATTCATTAACACAAGATGTAAAAGATGAGGTTAGTTTACAAACAGCATCATTAGAAACTGAAATTGCTGTAGAAAGAGCAAGAATAGATAATATTGCATCTTTAGAAGAGGGAAGCACCACAGGAGATGCAGAATTAATAGATATTAGAACGGATATAGATAGTGTTACACATAATAGTGCAGGTGATGCTGTAAGGAGCCAAGCGTCAAAATTAACAACAAATTTAAATTACGCAAATAAAGGTTTAGTTTTGTTTGAAAAAAATTATTTTGCTCCTAGCCATTTGCAAACAAACGGCATTGTTATTAATACAGGCAATAATAAAAGAAGGTGTGCTAGTGACCATATTTTCAAATTTGATTATCCAATAACTATAAAGATAGATGATGCGTTTAAAATTGGACTTGTATATTACGCTGCTGATGAAACAACAGTAACAGGGAACGAGTCATCTGTTGCTTATGAAAAAACAATACCTGCAAACACTAGATTTAAAATTGAAATGTTTAGAGCAACAGAGGATTTTAGTGAGATTGCTAATGTTGATACTTTTGTTGAGGCTGCTCCTTTTACATCAAATTTTGCATCAGATTTAATTGAAAATTTTTCGGAAATATTTATAGTACCAGAAATAAGAAATGGTTCAATGGCAAACACAGGCAATGCAAATGCTATATCACCAAAACTTGTATTACCAACAAATGGTGCAAAACAAGTAATGGTAAAGGTTGATTTTGATGTAGACGAAGGTCACAGTTTGCTTTGGGTTGTGAGGACATTTTCTAGTTATGGGCAAGCATCTAGTTCTTCAACAAATATGTTGCATAGTTGGGACCATTATAAAGTAGCAAAAGATAATTATTGTGTAATTGATGTGAGTTTAGCATCTGGTTTTTGCTTTTCACTATTTGAAAAAGACGAAAACGGAGATTATGTTCCTCACAGAGTAGAAAATGACCATAAAGTATTTAAAATATTCAGTGATTTTGGTAATAAAAGATATGTTGCAATAAAGAATGGTAGTGCAGGAAATGCTTCTAATGAGTATGCAATAAGATATTATACAGCAGAAAAAATAAACAGATTAAATAGTGTAATAGACATCTTATTAGATATTCCAAATGCAGATGACTATTATTATAAAATAGACGTTTATTTGTATAGTACCGAAATTCAAGACGTTGTTTCACCTAGTGAAAATATGGTAAGACAAATTCCTAGTTATATAAAAAATTCAGATAATCATTTCTTGCTTTTTACGGAAGATTTTGATGCAAGTGCTAAGACTTACGGGGTAACTTTTTGGGCTTACAATAAATCAGATGGTAGTGGGCATATATTAAGGGAGAATAAAGATACTAGAGTTGAAGTAAAAGAATACAACATTCCTAAAGAGTATATAGAATATATCAATAACGAAGATATTGCATATAAAAGAAATATAGATAAAGACTCAATGTTGGCTGCTGCTGTAAGATATAATAAGAAAGCAAATAATAGCAAAGATTTTTGCTTATTACAAATAACAGATAGCCATACTGACCCAATTGCAGAAAAAAACGCTATAACAATCGCTAATGGATTTCAATATATTGATACCTTAATTCACACAGGAGATTTTTGTGCAGACCATGCTGGTAATTTTAGTTCAACAATTTATAATCAGTTTATAAATTGCAAAAAGCCTTTCTATTTTGTATGTGGAAACCACGATGTTGGAAATAGAAAAACAATTTCTAATTGTATAGATAATGCTACTTTTTATACTAGATATATTGCTCCTTTAGTAACTGCTGGTTTAATAGAAGCAGGGGAATACGAAGAAGGCAAAGGATATTATTATCACGATTTTGATGATTACAAAATAAGATTAGTTTGTATTTATGAGTATGATGACCCAAATGATGTTGATGAAAACAACGGCACACAATATAAAATACAAAGAGGAATGTCAGTAATAAGCCAAGCACAAGCACTTTGGTTTTGCAATACTTTAAAAGATACTCCAAGTGATTATAGTGTTATTGTTGCAATGCACAATCCATTTAGCCCTAAAGCAGATTGCGTTACAACAGCAAAATTTAATCAACCTGATTGGGTAAATGGGCACGGTTCGCAAAGATTGTTTTCAACTGATTTATGGGCTGATGCAGTTGATGCTTATGTTAATAGAACAACATATACTTGTGATATGATATGTACAGGTGATGCCGCCTATTTAAATACAAATAGTGGAAAATATTATTCGTTTAATTTTGATTTCAGCAATGCAACAGGTTCGTTTTTATGCTTTATAGGGGGACACGTACATAGAGACTGTGTATGGCAACACCAAGTTTATACTTATCAGAAACAAATAACTCCTATTTGTGCAAATACAAACAATTATGCTCAATGTCCAGGAGCAGACATTAGAAGAACCATTGATGACTCACCATCAAAAGACAGTTTAACAGCAATAGGTTGTGATACAGGCAATAAGAAGTTAAGATTAGTTAAAATAGGACAAAACGTAACGGAAAATATGGCTTATAGAGATTTTGAATTAATTGATTGCAATTAAAAAAGGAGATGAGAATATGTGCAAATCAGGTTTAGACAATATTGAAATTACAGGAGGAACAGAAGGAGGAGAACAATGTACGCAGGACAAAAGTCAATCAGAGCAGGAATAGAAGACTTTATGTGCCCTTTTACAGATTTTGTTTTAACTTGTGGACCAAATGAGTCAAAATATCATATGGGAACAATGGCAATTGATGTAAGAGGAGAGGAACAAGGAGTAAGATATGCTTATTATGCACCTGCAACTGTAAAGTGTATTACTACTTATCCAGAGTCAGGGCAAGCAATGTGGCAGACTATTAATAATGTTCGCTGTTCTAATGGATACATAGGTAAGGTAACATTTATGACAGTGCACGACGATACATTAAATGCTTATCCTGGTATGATAGTAGAACAAGGAAATCAACTTGGAAATATGGGTACAAAAGGTAATGCCACAGGAGTACATTGTCATATAGAGTGTAGCCAAAGTGATGATACATCTTGGTATCAAAATGATTATGGAAACTATATGTTTAACTATGAAGTTGACCCTGAAGATGTATTCTTTATGGATGACACAAACATAATTTGGGGATATGGAAATTGGAAATATTTAAAAGATGTTCCTGTTCAAGACCCAATCACCCCTAATGTAGAAAGAGACACAAAAAAAGACCAAATAGAGGTCAAAGTACCAAATTTAAGAGTACGAACAGCACCAAATTTAAGTGCTGAAATATTAGGATATGCAAGTATAGGATTTTACAATTACTATGAAACTCAAAACAATGATGATTATACTTGGTATCGAATAAGTAATAATCAGTGGATAGCATCAAACGAAGAATGGACAGAAGTATATCCTGCTGATAAATACATAAAATTAAAAGTTTTAGAAGAAAAAGATGGGTATGTGCTAGTTGATTTAGGAAAGGTTTACATAAAAAATTAGAAAGCAGAGGGCTTAGGTTGAAAATCAATTACACAAAAAGTGAAGTAGAGAGACTAAAAAGTGAGATTTACTTTACCAAAGACGAACTTAAGATATTAGAATATTGGTTACTTGATTATTCTATAGTACAAATGGCAGAAGAATTAAAATTATCCACAAGTACAATTAGTAGAAGAAAAAAGACAATTAGAGAAAAAATAAATAAGGCACCATAAAGGTGTCTTTTTTTTGTGGTATAAAACTGACTATAAAGAGGTCAAACGATGATAATTTTAACTACAAATATAATGATATTCTTTAGATAAGTGGAGGAAGTAAATGTATAACATGGCTTATTATAATCAACAAAATTTGATTGATAAAATAAACAATCAAATAGCAGATTTAGAGAAGACAAAAAATCAGTTAACACAAGTACCACAACCTACGAATTTAACGCAAAACTTTCAATTATCACCTAGTTACACAATGAGATTTGAAGACTCAATAGATGGAGTACAAAAAGAACGTGTAATGGTAGACACGCCTTTCTTTAGCAAAGATATGAGTGTTTTATGGGTAAAAAACGTTTCAGGAGACATAAAAACATACGAACTAAAGGAAATTATCAAAAAAGATGAAAAGGACCTTAAAATAGAATTTTTACAGGCTCAGATAGAGGAATTAAAGAAAGGAGCAAGCAATGCAAAACCAAATAATGATGATGTTAATGAACCAACTAAAGATGAGAAATCCAGCAATGTTTAAAACAATAGAACAAGCACAGCAAAACAATACAAATCCAGCAGAATTTTTTAAACAAATTACAAATAAAAGAAGTCCAGAACAGATGAATACATTTTATAAAAAGGTAGAGCAAATGGGTTTCTCTCCTGATGTAATAAACAAAATAAGGTATTAACACAATGTGTTGATATAAAAAAAGAAAGGAGGAAAATAAATGAACGGAGGAATTCAACCAACAGTAGAACTAGCAACAAATCAAGGTTATTGCCCATACCCAGTAATGTATGGTAATAATGGAGGTTTTGGTGGTTTTGGAGGTGATGGAGCATTATGGTTAATCGTATTATTGGCTTTAATTTGGGGCAATAATGGAAACAACGGATTTGGATTTGGAAACGGTGGTTTTGATGACGGATATGCTTGGTTATCAAACGGACAAAAAGAAATCATGACTAACACAAATAATGGATTTGATACATTACACTTAAGCAACCAATTAGAGGGAAATAGAGATGCAATCAATAATCTTTCAACACAAATTTGTTCTTCAACAGGAGACGTAGTATCTGCAATCAATAGTGGTTTCTATGGTGCAGAAATTGCTGCTGCTAACAGACAAATGGCCAATATGCAACAAAACTTTGACTTAAGTCGTCAATTTGCAGATTGTTGTTGTGAAAACAGATTAGGAATTGCTAATCTAAATTCAACTATTCTAAGTGAAAACTGTGCAGATAGAGCAGCACTTGCTGATGGATTAAAAGACGTTTTAATTAACCAAACTGCAAATACTCAACGTATCTTAGACCAATTATGCTCTGATAAGATAGATGAGAAAAATGATACTATCGCACAACTTCGCCAAGAACTTCTATATGCAAGAGGACAGGCTAGTCAAACTGCACAAACTCAAGCAATTACATCAAGCATTTACAATGAGTTAAAGAATTGTCCTGTAGGAACAGTGCCTGTATATGGTAATCAACCTATATTCACATGCCCAAATAGTTTAAATGGATGTGGATGTAGTGGAACAACTAGTCAATTTATTTAAGCATAGAGTAGACTACTACTAACTCGAATACGAGAACTTGCTAACTTAACGGTGCTTAATAGCACTTAACGGAGAATAGGCAAGTCCTATTCTTTTTTATGAAAGGAGAGATAAAAATGATAGAAACAATTATAAATGAACCATTAGCATTACCAAGTAATGCAAGCCCAATAACTTTTGATGAAACTGACATAAGA